TCTCCGTGATTTTGCAATGCACACAGAGGACCCAGAATGGGGAGGGGCATTTGTGCCGACCCCACTGCGAAATTTGCGCGCCGCCTGAGCGGGATGCGGGCGGCCGTCTGGAGGCGAGATGCCGGATGAGCAGAGCGTGACAAGCGATGGCAGTCAGGTCCAGAAATCTGGGTCGGTGACCGACCTGGAATCGTGGATCAAGGGGCAGCCGGAGGAGGTGCAACACGCGTTCGAGGCCCACATTAGGGGGCTGAAAAATGCGTTGGCGGCGGAACGCGACCAGCGGAAAACTGTCGAGCGGCAACTGCGAGATGCAGCCTCTAAGCTCGAAAGGGATTCCGAGGCGCGCAAAGCGCTTGAGCAATACGCAGAAAAACTGCGACTCCTTGAGCGCCAGTCCGCGTTTTACGACGCCGCACACGCAGCCGGTTGTACAAATTTGCGGCTGGCATTTATTGCCGCAAACGACGCCGGACTAATCCGCGAGGATGGGACGGCGGACTGGGAGACAATTAAGGTGAAATTTCCGGAACTATTCGGCCGTGCCCGCACCGCTGGCGACGCGAAAGTGGGGGACGGCCATGATAAAATGCCGTCGGCCGCCGACATGAATGCGTTTATTCGGCGCGCCGCCGGTCGCGTCTAGGAGGGCAAAATGCCGTACGATCGAATTATCAGCCGCACCGATGCGGCCGCGTTAATCCCTGAGCAGGCGTCGCGCGAAATTATCGCGGCGACGATCCAGGAAAGCGTCACCCTGCGGTTTTTCCGCAGGTTGCAAAACATGGCGACATCGCAAACCCGTTTGCCAGTGTTGTCGCTGTTTCCGACCGCGTATTTTGTCAATGGGGACACCGGACTGAAGCGAACCACCGAGGTAAACTGGGAAAACAAATACATCAACGCCGAAGAAATCGCGGTGATCGTGCCGATCCCCGAGGCGGTGCTCGACGATGCGGGTTACGACATTTGGGCGGAGGTCCGACCTCGCCTCGTTGAGGCGTTTGCCTCGGTGATCGATGCCGCGGTATTTTTCGGTACAAATGCACCGGCAACATGGCCGGATTCCATCAAAACCGCTGCGACCGCAGCCGGTAATAACGTCGCGCTTGGCAACGATCTTTATGCTGATTTGCTGGGCCCCAACGGCGTAATCGCCAAGCTGGAAGCGGACGGGTATTTCCCCAACGGGCACGTCGCGTCGATCAACTTGCGGGGAATGTTGCGCGCCCTGAGAAGCACGACTAATGAGCCCATTTTCTGGTCCTCCATGCAGGGGTCACCCGCATATATGCTGGACGGGGCGCCCATCGAATTTCCGCGTTTCGCGGAGTTCCAGAGCGCAGTTTCCGGGGTGTACCTGTTCAGCGCTGATTTTTCACAGTTTGTGTACTCGATCCGCCAGGACATCACCTACAAGGTGCTGAGCGAGGCCGTGATCCAGGACGCTGCCGGTAATATCGTCTACAATTTGGCGCAGCAGGACATGGTCGCTCTACGCGCCAGCATGCGCCTCGGCTGGCAGTGTCCAAACCCAATTAATCGGCTGCGCGAGAGCGAGTCGGCGCGTTATCCGGCCGCGATTTTGACCACGTAAGGGGGTGCAACATGACGGCAACGATCAGGGATAATTTGGCCAACCCAGGGAGCCGGTTGCTGATTTACGTGGAGGGCACCGCATCCACCGCCAACGCCGGTCAGGGCAATATCGCCAATCCGTTTGGGCAGACGGTGTTGGTGCGGCGGGCGGAGCTAATCACAAAAACCCCGTCAACTAATGCTGCCAATCTGTCGATCGGCATCACCACATCGGGCGGTGCCGCAACCGATATCCTCAATGCCGCCGCGGTTAATGGGCTGGCTGCAAACCATGTGTACAACTGTTTCGCAGCGCAAAACACGGCGAAGACCGAAATTTCGGCGCCGGCACTGTGGACGACCAACAAATACCTGACGCTCACGGCCTCCGCATCGATGGTCGGATATACCGGCTATCTGTGCCTCGAGGTCGTGCGCATCCCATAGGCGATGTCGGTCAGCACGTCTGAGGTGCGCCGCGTGCGTCGGATGATCGCAGAGACGAGCGCCACGTCGGCGTTTTCCGACGCTGATATTGCGGCCGCAATATCACGATATCCACGCGAGGATGCCCGGGGCGAGGCGCCGTTTCGGAAGACGAAAACGGCCTCGGGCGCCCTCGCGCCAAATCCGGATTGGATGCCGACGTACGACCTACACGCCGCGGCCGCCGAATTATGGGAAATCAAAGCCGCTGATTTGGCCGCGAATTACGACTTTGCGGCCGACGGCGGCACGTATCATCGATCACAGGCCGTGGACCACGCGATGCGGATGGTGCGGTGGCACCAGGCGCGGCGGTCACCGACGACCATTACGCTGCGCCCCGAGCCCGCAGCCTCCGGTATGGAGGGCGGCGATGCCTCCTAAATACCAATACCGCAGCCCGAAAACGCGACTGGTATCAACGTGGATCGATGCCACTGACGAGCGGAGCCGCGCCATCCTCGAAATGGCCGGCTGGACCATCACGGCGACAAGGGGCGACGACGCGCCGCCGGTGGTGGCCGTTGAATCAGTGACGGAGGCGCCGGCAGTCGCGCCGGCCGCGCCGCCGGCAGAACCGGCGGAGACGGTGACAAAACGTGCAGTTGGTCGCCCTAGGGGGCGCAAAAGCCGCCGATGAATCGATTTTCCGGCGCGGAATTGGCAGCAATGCGGGAGGCCCAGGAGGCGGCGATGCAGGATCGCTGCCGCATCCTGCGGTGGTCAGGGCACGCCGACAGCCTCGGTGAGCGCGTGGACACATGGACCCCTGATGCCGCGACGACGCCGTGCGGTTTTGGGTGGGCGCGGCGCACGGAGGCGCCCGACGGCGACAAAACCGTTGTTCGTGGGGAGTTTCTGCTGCGCCTGCCGCACGGCACGGTCATTGACCAGCGCGACCGTGTACAGATCGTGGACAGGTTTGGGGAGGGCGATGACGCGCAGCTGACGTATGACATCGACGGCGCGCCGGCGGTCGGACCGTCCGGGATCGTGGTGCGCCTGAAACTGGTGACGCTGTGAAGTTGGTAGTCACAATTGCTGGTGATGACGTGCTGCGGCGGCGACTGCGGGCGCTGGGCGACGTCGCACGTGGCCAGGTCATCATGGACGCCGTGGAGGCCGGCGGGCGCGTGCTCGAGGCGCACGCGAAATTGTTGGCACCTGTGGACCTGGGGGCGCTCCGGGCATCCATCGACACGGTGCAGGACGGCGTAACGGCGACCTCGGCGCGCGTCAAGGTGGGGCCGGCTGTCCACTACGGAGCCTACGTGGAGTTCGGGACTGGCATCCACGCCGAGGGCGGCGGCGGGCGCCGCACGCCGTGGGTATATTTTAACGATCGCCTCGGTCGATTTGTGCGCACCCGCGGGTCACCCGCGCAACCATACCTGCGGCCCGCCCTGCGGCAGCGCAAATCGGCCATCGTCGCGGCGATTAGCGCCACGCTGCGGCGACTACTCGACGCAGCGCGACGTCGATGAGCATTGAGGCAGATATTCGGGGGTTTTTGCTTGAGCGCGTCGCCCCCGAGGCGGGTGTGTGGTACATGACCGTGCCACAGGGTACCGACGTAGGACGCGGCGCGATTGTGCTGCAGAGGGTGGCCACCACGCGCACGTATGCCCTCGATGGCGCTACGGGGATGGTCGAGACCACGCTGCAGATCGATTGCTGGGCGGATCGGGCGGCGGACGCGATCGCCCTCGCTGACGCAGTTATACGGGCGGTGCACAGTTTTGCGCACCCCACCCCCAGCGAGGCGGTGGTTGGCGCAACGCACGTGCACATGATGACCGTCGACGGTGTGCGCGATGTCGATGAGCCAGAGTTGCCACACCATCGGCGATCGATCGACGTAACAGTGACTTATAAGGAGGTATAGGAGACATGCCGAGATCCACGCTTGATGTTCAGGTCAGACCGCATGCGACCATGAATATTCCGGCTGGCACGGTGACGCTCACCATGACGCCCGGAGATCCCGCTAACGGGCACCAATTTTCCGTTACGGGGCGCGAGCTTTTGATTGCCCAAAACACGGAAAACGCCCCTAAGTGGGTCAAACTTACCGCGGCCGCGGACGCCTTCGGCCGCACGGGAAACACTGGAAATTACGCGATCGCCCCGGGCGCCATTGCAGT